CAGGTGGACCAACATTTATCACTGGTCCTATAACTGGGTATGCTACATCTGTAGTTAAGGGGGTAAATGATCCGGGTGCTTCTCCACCAATCGGTGTTAATGCAGTCGAAGAGGCAACTACTCCCGGAGTTTGTATCGTTGTGTTACCTGGAGGACCAATGTAGGGCCAACCCGGGTTCACCCATTCAAGGGCGCCTTGAACTACACCTTCTAATGCACCCGGAACTGTTCCGTTTGTTACTAATGTTCGTATCGTTGAAGCCGGAGTTTTATCTGGAATATTATTGTTTAGGGGTATGCCGCAATTTGCGAGAGTTTTTTCATTTCTTTCTTGTCTCATTTGAGCCATGATATTTTGTCCAACATCACAATCTCTATCTATAATTAGTTCTATCGTGGCTCTTCCCTGAAGACCTGTTCTGTTGTCACTAAAGTCATTTTGAAAGTCAGAATAGTCAGGCATGCCATCTACAAATGATACTATATCTTGGTTAGAATACGTAAAAGGATCTCTAGGTATTTCTACTCTACCCAATGCATTATATCTAGTGCGTTGTTCTACTTTCATTTGTTTCCCCATTATATCCCAGTTTATATTTAATTCGTTAATCTGAGTTGGATATTTATAAGAGATTTGATAAATTTCACTGTTAGCATCAGCAATATAATATTTAGGGACAGAATAAAAACTGTAACTAGATAGATAAGGTGAATTTGTTCCCCCTGTTGCAGGTTTTGAAGAATAAGTACCAATCGGGGGATATTCAGGTTCTGCAAATACATCTACGTTAGCAACTGGTGCGCCGTATCCCGGATTCGGATCTTGGTAACTTGGGTAAATACCTTGTGGGTCTAAAAAGCCGTCTGGGGGATCATTCGGTGCAGGTATATACTGCACTGGTACATATGGAGTGGGGGTTTCCCAATCTCTGCCAGGAATATTAGTAGCAAAATAGGTTACAAACCCATCAGTAATTTCTGCTCCTTGAACTCTTCCAAACGTTCCAGCACCGTTGCTACCTGTGTCTGCATCGTCTCTGCCTACACCAGTAACAGTAATCTTTGATCCATCTGAATTAAATGTTGTATAATTAATAAAGACTGCTGGATCTGGGGCACCGCCCCTTCCATATCCGCCACCGTCAGCAGTCAGTGGGATATACTCACCTTGACTTGGTTTAATTCTATATCCTGCGTCCCAAAGTGAAGGGTTCCATTGATTATGTGTAAATGATCCAGGATTATCTAAAAGTTCAAACCGTTGAGGAAAATAATCTGGGTTGGGTATTTCTGGTTCGTTGCCCGGGCCTATTGGTTGTGTTGGGTCATAAGCCGGATTAGGTATGTTTTCTACAGGATCGTAGTCTGGGTTTAATGGATTTGCACGTGCAGCCTGAACCATAGTACACGTGTATTCTAATTCTAAAGTAATTGCACATGGCTCCCAAGATACTGCTAAAAATAATTGTTGATAGATAGCGGCTAAATCTGAAGTCCCTGCATTAGCAGTAACATTTTCAATTTCTTTCTCTCCTGCTAGAAAAGAATATAAGTCCTTCCAGTTATATGGATTGCCTGACATATTGCCAAAAAAGTCATCCATTCTGTAATTGCCGCCAAATCCAGATCCTAAACCCATTTGAACTTGTATTTCATTTATTAGATCAGGATCTATAGGTCTTTGTAGATTAGCGGCTGATTCTGCTTCAGTGCCGCCTGCGGCGTTGGTATCATCTGCCATCAATTCTAAATTTTGAAGACATTTACCTAATTGACCGGGAGTAATTTGTTCAATATTACTAATTTGTAAAAATGCATATCTCACTGCCCCGGCGGCTGTTGCTATGGCTTCAGGTATAACTTCATTTATTTTTCCTAAATATGAATCATATCCTTTAGGAAGATCACTAGTAGGCGTGCGGTCGATAGACCGTTCTGACACACCTGGTTGTCCTTTAGTAAACAACGCACCCACTCTTTCTCTCACTGTATCAGAGGCAAGTGCTGGGTTTACGGCGCCTTGATCAAGTGAATCAGAATAAATTAAATAATATGTTTTAGAACCGGTTGTTTGTATTTCTGCAAATGAAGTATTATATAAAGGTACTGTAAGAGTTTGCCTGCTATTGTAAAATAGATACCACGGATTTAACATATCTGCTAATGTGCGTATTACTGCGACACCAGTGGAGCCATCTTCAGGATTAGGATTACACCGATAATTTAAAAGAAAATCATTATTTGTTAGTGCCGATAAACAAATTTGTAAATTTTTTCCGGTAATAGATAAAAATGCCGTATATATTTTTCGTTCTTGTTCCGCAGTACCATGATCGTTTGCCTGAGATAAACTTCTAATTTCTCTTTCCTGAAGACCGGCTGAACCCAAGGCTAAATTCAAATCTGTTGTTAATCCACCATGCTCGTATAGTTGCTGTAGTAATGTTGAAGGGAAACCAAAACGATCTAATCGTTTAAAATCAAATATTTTTTGCAAACACTGCATATCCCATGCAAGACCTTGTGTAAACAAAGATACACCTGTAATCTCTCCAGTAATTAGATCATCCATATTACTGAAAGAGCCTTGTAAAAATGTATCGGCGTTTTGTGCTGTAGATATTGTTCTATTATTATATTGAGCATAACTGTATGCTTCATTAAATGAACCTAAAAAATCTTCATATTTAGGTTGTGCTTGGCCTTCTTGGCCTTCTTTCGCATGCCAATTAAATTCATTGTGTGCTTGTAGAGCATGACATCTAATCCAACCCCATTGGGTAATACTAGCATTAGGGTTTGACGTATTGTAGGGTAACCAAGTTGCTTGTTGACCATAATCTGTTACGCCAGTTACAGAATATCCTGCATTTGCGGGCCCGGGTAGTGCGCCTGAGACGCCTTTTGATGAAGCAAATTCTAGTGCTTTACAAGCGGATGAATATTGATTTTTACCTGCCCAAGATTCTGATTCATCTTCTGCAATGTATGTAGGCGGTTTTGAATTTCCTAATGCATAGCATGATTGATAGCCATTAATGGAAATAATATCATTATGTGGTACACCTTTGTTCCTTACATAACTATCATTAATAGCCCATACAAGCATTCTAAGCACGGTATTCTGAACAAGTGCACCAAACTGATACTCTGAGTTTGATCTACTAATACCCATAAAGAATTGAGCATTAGGGTTGATCCTAAGACATCTATTTTGTAAGAGGCCGCCTAATACGTTTTGACCTAAAGGACTTTGTTTACCTGTATCTGCCATAAGTTATCCTAAGGGACAAAGACCGTTTCTGCGCCTTCTACGATTTTGTGTTTACAATCGTTTCCAGACCCTACCCTAAGTACAGGCTTCCCTTCACAAAATACTGTAGGGCTACCTTCAGTTGTCTTTGCGTTTTTGTGAGGTTTTTCATTTGGTTTAGGATCATGCGGAGAAATCTCACTAATGTGGAGGCCTACTGGTTTTCCTTCTGCAAAGACAGTTTCTGATCCTTTGAGAATTTTGCCACCTGTAGTGTTCTTATCTCCTTTGCGGCTTAATTTCGCCATGTAATGTTATCCTACTAATATTTTTTTCTCCGGTACAGTTACTCCGGTTGTCGCCTCTCTATATTTGTCTTTAACTTCATCGGCTGTAACAGCAATAAGAGAAACACTATTAGTATTTAGTCTTGGATTTTCGGCAGTTGAAGCAGAAAATATACTAGGAATTAGCGCCATGCCAGTCTGACTGGGTGCGAGAGATACTGGATCTTCAAGTTCTAAAAATCCTTCTTCGTTTCCTACTACTTTAGATACTACTTCTTCTCCACTGTTTAATTTGAGTGAATATACTTGTCCTAGTTTAATAATACTTTTCATTATGACTCCAATTTTTGTTTAAGTTCAGTAAATCCGCCAACGTAATCTTCGTCTAAAAAGATTTGCGGTGCAGTACGTGCATTAGGCACAACTGCTAGTAAGTCTTCTAAAGTATATTCGTGTCCGATCTTTTTTTCTTCAAAATCGACACCTTTTGATTCTAATAGTTTCTTTGCTTGGTCACAATAAGTGCAATTATCTTTGCTCCATACAATGGCTTTCATTCTTTCTCCTAGTTAATGTTATATGTATATTTAATACGATTTGATGTGGTCAAATAAATTTTATAACTCAGGTAAAGCATCATAATCTAATGATTCTGACATGACACCTATTACATAGTTAGTTGATTCATTTTCTTGCAATGCTGTTTGCTTTTTGCTAGTATCACTGTGTTTGTTAAACCAAGGGATAGGACTTGCTTTTGGTGCAGGTTCATTATATTTTATACCGATTGCCTTAAGTGATTCTAGTGCTGTATAGTCTACAAATTCTTTAAGAATGTTTGCGTTCAAACCGATCACAGGACCTTTCTGGAACAAGTAATCTGCCCATTCTTTTTCTTCTCTGATAACATCCATATACATATCGTATACTTCTTTCTCACATTCTTTTGCCGCTTTTGCAAATCTTGGATCTTCTTTTACTACTTGATTTATAATCCAACCTGTCCAGCCTTTATGTAGTAATTCATCTTGCAAAATCAATGAAATAATGTTGCCGTTACCTATAAAGATTCTATTTTCTACCATTGCTAATGATGTAGCAAATGATACCATAAAACGTAGGGCTTCTAAAGCATAACTTGCATGTAGTGCCATCCAAATTGCTTTGATATGTTCATGTTCATCAATCTTGTGACCCATTTCTTTTTTGCAATTAATTTGATGCAATGCTTCATAGTACTCACATACACTAGATGCCATATCTGCGATTTCTTTAGTGTCATGGATAGTATCAAAAATGTCTTTGGGTACATTGTAGATATTTCTAATGATGTGACTGTAAGAACGTGAGTGAATGTTAGTCTCAAAGAAAGACCAGTTATAGCATAATGCTTCAACTTCAGGCAGACTCACTACAGGAGTAAAGACTTGTGCAGGGCCTCTACCTTGTAAACTATCTAGTGCCGTTTGTCTTAGTAGATTAGCAGTAAAAATATGCTTAACCGCATCACTAGCATCTTTAAAGTCAGATGCATCTTTTGTTAAACTAATTTCTTCTGGTATCCAAAAGAAACCTCTTGCAGTTTCTTCAAAGTTTGCTATCTTATCATATTTTACTTCTTCAAATCTTTGGATAGTTACTGGACCCGATGGATCTAAAAACATAGTGCTATCTAAATAATTTGTTTGTTTTGCCAAATCATATTGTTCTTTACTCATAATTAACCCTTATAATTTACATGCTTCACAGTCATCATCGTCAAATGCTGGCTCGTCAATGTATTGTTTTGCTATTTCTACTATTTGTTCATCTTGTCTTTTGACTCCTGCTTTATTTATTAAAGAATAATAAAAAGTCTTAAGTC